CAAGCTGGTATGCCTACTAGCGAAAGAGAACAAGAAGTCTTTGAGCGTATCAGGGCTACACAACTTGGCGAAGAAGAGCGACAACGGCTTGCGTTAGAAGAGCGATTGTTTGCTCAAGGTCGTGGTGGTGTACAGACTTCTATGTTTGGTGGCACGCCAGAGCAACTTGCGTTGGCTAAGGCACAGGAGTCTGCACAGAACCAAGCGGCTCTGATGGCTATAGAACAGGCGCAGGCAGAACAACGTCAACAGGCGGCTCTAGGTTCTCAGTTTGCTGGCTTGGGTTCTGACATTGCTACCCAGCGTCAGGCTTTGGAAGCTGCACAACAACTGTCAGCACTACAGGCTTTACAGACAGGCCAAGGTTTGTTGACAAGCCGTATGGGTCTGCAAGAAGCCCAGCAACGTATGGGACTTGGTGCTTTGACAGGTGCGTACATACCACAAGCACAGTCTCTGAACGCTCTACAGCAAGGTCTGGCGGCTGCTGGCTTGCAACAGCGTGGTCAGTTGTACGGTGCTGGTTTGTTTGGTGAAGCTAAGATGACAGGTCTTGAGGCACTGTTGGGTGCAAGCCTTGGTCAAGCTAACTTGATCGGACAGGCAGGCACAGGATTGTTGTCTGGGGCTATAGGTTAAACTGGAGAAAGACAATGGCTAGATTTGGACAAGGACTTATTCAAGGTTTAACCCAGCCTTCCTTTGGGCAAGGACTATTTAATCTTGGTGGACAGATTGCTGAACGTAGACGAGAGAGACAACAACTTGATGCTATTAGTGGTATTACAAGCGTTTCTAATCAAGGCATGGCCGCAGCACAAGCCGCTGATCTTGGTGGGCTGAACGCAAGCATTAAAGCACTACAGCAACAAGTTGAATCTGCGCCTACTATAGAAGTTGCTAACGCAATCAACAAGCAGATAACTACTCTTCAAGGCATGGTTCCTGAAACTAAGAAGATGGCTTCTTTGAATTCAGTTAACCAACTAGAGGTAGCTAGGCAAGCCGCTAAGACTCCAGAACAAAAGCGTGAAATTGAGCGTATCATGGAGCGTGTTGCTAGAGAATCTGGTAATAGCACTGAAGGTATACTGGGTCGAACGGATACAGAAATTCAAACTGGAAAGACTAGGGTTGAAGGACAAATCCGAGAAACGTTCTACGCAATTCCCGCAGACAAAAGAAAAGAGTACATCCGTGGAATTGAGCAAAACGGTTTCGGGGAAATTGCTAGTATCCTTGAGGCACGAGAGTTAGAGCGAGAAGCAGATCAAATTAAGATTGACGAGGCTAGAACTAATGCAGAGTTAGCGCGTACTCCGTTGCCTACGGGTGGTCTAAAGAAAAGGATAGAGTCGCTTCCAGACAGTCAAGAAAAAACTGATTTGCTTGACCGCATTGAAGCAGCAGAGTCACGTAATATAAAAGAAGGGCAAACGTTTATGCCCGGAGAACGAAAAAGATTAGGCGATGAGCTTACCAGTATTAACGACGGTATTTCTAGAGCGGCTGGAAGGCAAGACCAAGCGAACTTAATTGTCGAAAGACAAACCCAAGATGAAATCCAAAGACTTCAACGCGACCTGACACGTATTGAGATTGACGACGATCAGGTAGAAGAAGAAGCGCGTAGGTTGGAAAAAGAAAAAGGAACTGACTTTGTTGGTTTAGGAACAACCTATAAAGATTTTGAAGCTGAAGCCAGAGAAAACTTAGAACAAGAAGCGGCTGCAAAAATACAGGCGGCTATTGACAGACTACAAGGTTCGTCAACACCTGATGATTCACCTAATGAGTCACAAGATGCTGGGCAGTCTGTAATTGAGGGTTGGTCGGCGTCAGATTACAAAGGTAAAACTGTTACTTTTAAAGACGGTACCTATAAGTCTGACGGAACAAAATGGACAAAGGTAGGATAATTTATTTATGTCTATATTAGATGCTGAATACACAGGTCCAACAATAATAGACGACGAAGAATACACTGGTCCTACTATTGTTGACGATGAGTACACAGGCCCTACTATAGTTGACGATGAAGATAACACTCTTGGCGAAGATGTCTACGGCGCAGCTATAACCACACTTGACGGACTTACGTTTGGCTTTGGTGACGAACTAACGGCTGGTTTGCGTGTGGGTGCTGACGAAGTTTTACAGATCATGTTCCCAGAAGTAAACGCAAACGAAACTGCTAGGCAAAAGTACGAGCGTTACCTGAACGAAGGCAGGGAGATAGAGCAAAGGTTTTCTGATGACAACCCCATCCTTTCTACTGCTTTAGAGGTAGGTGGTGCTTTAGTTACTGGTATTGGTGGCGTTGGTCGTTTGGTTGGAACAGCGGCTACCCGTGCTGGTAACGTTGCTAGGCAAGCGGCTACTGCTGCTGCTGACGTTGCAGTGTACCAGATAGGCGAAGCAGAAGGAACGATTGAAGAACGTATTGGACAAGTGGATCCTGCTACTGTTGCTTTAGGCGCTGCTGTTGGAGGTATTGCTGGTTCTTTTTTGAAAGGCACAGCGGAAGTTCCGTCTGAAAAAGTAATAAAGGATAGGTCTACTGCTAAATCAAAGAAAACATTTAGTGCGTCCCAACAAGCTGTTACTAGAGGCAGGGCAAGAGTTGGGGAGGGCGAGAAAATAAGGATTGGTTCTCGCGTAGCTGAAGACGTAGTAGCAAAGCAAGAATCTGTTCTTTTACGTACTAAAGATTGGACGGCAAGAAATGTCAATGACAGGGAAGCTATGCACCTTGTAGACTCTGATGGTCAAACCATGAGAGTGATTGGCGAAACTATAAACGTTTTAGACCAGTCAGGAGGAAAAAGAGGATCTTTAGCAAAACTACACAACTGGTTTGAAAAAACTACTGAAGGTCAACGAGCGATGTCTTTTTTAATGGACACCACAAGAGCCAGTAAGTTTGGGGCGGCTACTAGCCCAGCGCAAAGACAAAAAGATTTTACCGCCGCTCAAAACATTATTAACGCTGCGCCTTCAGAAATACGCAAAATTTTTGACGCAGTAAACGCAGAGTTAAGAATTGTAAAAGACCTTGACCCCGGCTGGAAAGCAACAGGTGATTATTGGCCTATGTATTTAAAAGAAGGGGTAGCTGAAGCAGCTAAAAAAACTGGAAAGGACGTACCAACATTAACAGGCAACTACCAAACTCCTGTAGAGTCATTCCTTCGTTATATGCAAGATGTACGTACTGCTCAGGTATTAGCTAAAAACTTTGGCGTTCCTGTTACTCAAACTAAAGGATTGAGAAGTGCTAACGACATTAGAAAAAAAGCACTGGAGCTAGAAAAACAAGGTTTATCTAGACAACAAGTAGCTGACAGAGTTCAAAAGATGTTAGCCCAAAATGAGAAGTCTAAGACAGACAGAGTAATTGATGCTATCGTTAAAAGTAAAGAAAAAACTTTAAGTCCTGAACAACAAGCAAACTTACGAGAAATTTTAGTAACGACGTTTGTGTCTGGAACTAAAGCAGCTAGTCCTATAATGGATGGTTTGAGAATTGCTGTTAATACTTCTCAGTTAGCTCGCTTGTCTGGAACAATCTTAAACGTTTCAGAAATTGGGGTAGCCGCAACTAACTTTGGACTTGTCAACGCTATCAAGGCTTTGCCACAATCTATTCGTTCTGCACTATTAACAAACGGCGATCAAATTGTTGACGATTTTGGCAACGCTTTACGGCTTCCTGATCTTGGTATTGTAAATCAGTACATGGGTGAAGTAAAGCAAGGCAAAGGTAAACTGGATGATGCTGCTAACTTTTTGTTTACAATTTCTGGTGTCAAGATGATTAACAGGCTTGGTCAAGAAACTGCGTTGAACGCTGCTTTGAATCAAGCAAAATCTTTAGCTAAGAAAGGAAGGCTAACTGAGCTTAAAGCTGCTAAAGGCATGACGCCAAATGAAATTAAAATGCTTGAGACACAACTCAAGAACAACAACATAAGACACCCTGATGTTAAAGATTTTGTGTTCCGTCAGTTAACTAACGTTGCTCCTGTGTCACGTACGTCTATGCCTAAAGCGTACAACGACCACCCAGACGGTAGAGTTTTTTACAGCATGATGAGCTTTATGGTACAGCAACATAATCTGTTGCGTGAAAATGTAGGTCAAAATTTAATTGAGGCGTACAAGCAAGGATTAAACAGTAAGCAAGGCCGTAAACATTTTAAAGATGCCGTTGACTACGGAGCTAGGTACGCTGTATTTACTGCCGCTTTAGCAGGGTTATTTGACGACGGTAGAAAAATATTACGTGGCGATGACGTAGAAGAGTACGACCCTGTTGCTTCTACAGCTAACCAGCTTGCTCAATTTGCAACAATGGGTGTCGTACAACCAAGAGCAGAAACGTGGGGTGGCAGTCCAGTAAGTTTGTTTAACCCGCCACAGTTTAGCATGGTTGAAGACGTAGCTTCGTTAGGTGTGACTGCTGTTCAAGACTTTGCAGAGGGTGAAGAGTTTAACTCTGAAAAGTTATTTAAAGTAATGCAAAGATGGTTCCCGCCCGTCTCTAACGTTGACGACTTCTTGAGATACTTTAACGACGGCGAACGTCTGCTAACAGAGGAATAATTATGAAAGACAAAGACCACACAGTAAGCTACACATCTATTGACTACCACTCCATGTGTCAACGTTCCAAGGACCGCATCAAGAAGATGCAGGCCGAAGGAATACCTACGTCCCATGACCCGAAAGACAAGCCAGAGGACGTAGGCAAACACGAGGGTTACTCCATACTGTTTATGTCATAGTTCACAGTTGTTTCCTGTACAGGCCAGTTGCTGCGACCCTTCGGTCATATCGCTGGCCTCTTCTATATCCCACGATATTTCCTTCGGGAACTCCTTCACCAACTGGTTGTACGTCTTCTTGTCCACAGGCTCGTACGGTGCTTGTTGGTACGTGTGGTCTGAGTACGGCAAGAAGCTGATACCTGACACCTTGTCAAACTTGTTGTACAACCACTGTCCTACCTCCAAGAACTCGTCGTCCCGGTAGTAGCACGTCATGGACGGCTTGTGTTCACACCACTCATCCTGATATATCTCCCACAGTTCCAACTGCTCCATAGCACCCATCTCTGAGGCTGTCACAGCGCCGTCAGGAGACGCGATAGGGAAGCTAAATACCCGTGTACTGGGTGACATCACATCGTCCTCTACAGGGATACCAGCGGCCTCTAGGACAGCGCAAAGCGGGTCGCGAGCGTCTGCACGAACACGTCGAATGTATTGAGCAGAATAACGAGGATGGATACCGCTAGCAGAATCGACCAACTGACTAACAGTGCCTGAAGGCTTAACTGCAGTGATAGCGGTAGATATATTGATACCCAATCTTTCAGCCCATTCTTTGTTTGTTTTGATTGCTTCTTGTCGCATGGCTCTGAGCCACTTCTTGAGTTCATTCTTGTCTCCTCGTCCTGATAACAACGGGTGGTCCATGATACCAGTGAGACTTACACCTAGTAGTGCTTCGTCTTCTGTGTTCACTTTCCAGATGTTTCGTAGGTATCTGAAGTCAGTGAGGGTAGCCTGTAGAGTTCCAAGGATAGTCGCAATGCGTACTTTTCGTTTGAGGCTTGCGAGCGTATCGGTTGACCGGACAACAACCTCCGATAGATTGCAGAATTGATAGGGACGGAGGATGATTTCACTACATGGATTAGTTCCAAAATCGTAGGTAGCATCTCGTCGCTCATTTCTTGCAGCTTGTTTTTGACTAGCCACTCTAGAAAAGACGCCTCGCTCTCCGGATCGGGATTCGTAAAGGCTTGTCCACTCATTTAAAAATGCCTCAAAGTCTGGCTTCTCTGTGTAACACGCAGAGTTGTTAGCTAATCCTCGTTGGGGGTTATCGACCCACCACTGTCCGTGCTTGCATCGTCGCAGTCTGTCGTCTGTGAGGTTACTGAGGCTGATGAGTGCTGACCTTCGGACTCCTCCGACGACGACGATTTGAGCAATCTTGCAGCAAAGATCGTGGCACTCAACGGAGCTAAGTTTTCGCCCAGCCGCATTTTGAAAGAGTTCAACTGTGAATCGGAACAAGTCGAGCAGAGGCTCTGGACCCGATGCTCTACCTCCAAAAACTCGCAACGTGGAACCTGCAGGTCGTACTCTGCTAACATCCCATTGGGGAATCTGACCCGAATACAGCAGTGATACCAACTCCCTAAACGATTTCGCCCATCCGATCTTCGAATCTGCCACATTAATAACTGTATCGGTTTCATGGAAAGTCTCCGCTACTTCTGGTAGTTTCTGTACGTACTGCCGTTCAACACTAAAGCCCACACCAGTACCACACATGAGAACGTACATCATCTCGTCAAATGCTTTGGGGTGGTCAATAGGCAGGTAGCTACAGTTGAACCCGGCTACGTTGTCCCGGTCTAGCGCCTCGCCTGCAGTCATCAACGCCCGCATAGAAGGCATGACATCCAGATCGTGTATAGCTCCGTACACCTCCTTACGTATAGCCTCTGGCAGATCGTCGCCCCAGTAATTAACGTATCGACTGACTGTTTCTTCCCAAGTCTCCCTACGCTTTTCTTCTGGCAAGTACCTAGCGTAGCGACTCTTGTGTATGTACTGTTGATATGCGTCCATTAGTCCTCCAAGAGCAGTTCTTTAATAGCAGTAAACAATTCTTCCATGTTTGAGTAGATCATTGTTTTACTCTGATCGTCGTACCACTCAAGGATAAACCCGTTGTTGGCGTTTCGTATTGTTACGTCCGTTATTCTCATTCAGTTACTCCTAACGTTTCGTTAATAATTGCTTGTCCTGCCATTTGCAGAAGCATATACACCCCATCTGGGTACTGCTCGTTGGACGCTACCTCAAACATTTCACCGTCTTCGTACATCACAACAGCCACCTTTACCTTTCGTCCCTCTTCCTCGTGTTTCATCGCCTTGACTACAAACGCTGACAGAAACTCTGATGTGGTGATCTCATTCTTATCTTCGTCTGTTTTACCAAACTTCCCTTCTACTACTTTCATAAGGCTACCTCCTTGATTAACCACTCTAGGTAGACCTTAGCTTTACGGAGGTCTTCTACACCGTTCTTGTACTCGTACCTCCAAAGGTATTTCAAGCAGTTCCCCTTAAGATACCCCTTGTACTCCTGTGGGTGCATGGACGCCTTGATTGCTTCAATGGCCTCTATCGCTCCCTTGTTGTAGTGATCCGGCTGTGTCA